CTAAGTCTCCTCCAAGATCACCACCTAAGTCTCCGCCTAGATCACCACCCAAGTCTCCTCCACCTCCACCGAGGTCTCCAAGGCCGCCACCGCCACCACCGTCATCGGCAGGAGCTTTACCAGCAGCTTCAAGAGCAGCCATGAATTTCTTATCAGAGAACATTTCACGTTGCATTCTGAGGTATTCATCTTGAGACAAACCAAGAAGATTCTCGGTAATCCAACGACGAGAGAAGAATCCTTCAGTAGCAGCACCAGCAATGTCGAACTTGGTCTTCCAATGCTCTAGCTCTTGCATCTCTGCGATCTTAGACGGATTATTCAGAGATAGTTTGAAGTTCAACAGGTCGTCTCCTCGATATCCTAGAGTGTACAGATGAATAATACCAATCTTCTCAAGCTCTGATAGAATGACTCGTTGTAGTCTTTGGATGGTTCTTGCGAATCTAATGTCTTTCTGCGCCAACGTTGTCTTGTCCTCAGTACCAGATCCTTCGCCCATCGACAGATATGACTGTGGAACTTTCAAAGCAGAGAACAGTTTGTCTCGAAGGTACTTTACATCTTCGATCGTCGCAGTCATTGCACCACCTTGGAGGTTCACAATGTCTGTGGAAGACTGTCCGCCTCTAATAGGAATAAAGTAATCTTCTTCAATTGATAGCGGGTTATAACGCAAGTCCACACGACCGGTTTGTGGATCAACAACTTGGTGCCGCTTCATTTGAGTCATAATCTTTTGCATGTACTGTTCGACATCTTGTGGCGCAACACCGCCAACGTCAATCTTAAATATACGGCGTTCTGGAGCTCTTACAATTCGGTAAGCCATCATTGCATCTTCAAGCAGTGTAAGTTGTCTCCAGATACGTCTAGAGGGCTCTAAAACGGACGTTCCGTATGGAGCATGTTTGTCGTGTCCAAGAACACGAAAGTGTGCGATCTGCCAGTTCTCCAAAGTTAGACCAGCATTGTTCCATTGAAATTGTACATAGTTTGGATTTGTAGGATCTTCTCCTTCGAGTCTCTCAACTTCACTTGGTGGGAGACCGATGCAGTTTTGCAAACCTTTCTCTTCATCGATATCAAGATATAAAAACATATCTCCGTATTTACACATTGTTCTTGCCCAACCAAACAAGTTGTGCTCGATATTCATAGTGTTATAATATAGGGAATGAAGCATGTACTTGATTTCATCATTCGGGCACTTGATGTGAAGCATTGGAGTCAATGATGAATGGGTCGTCATCTCGTCTGCATAAATGTCTAGAGATGATGCGATCTCTGGTGTAAATTCCATTTGGTCAAAGTCAACATATCGTTCTGAACGATTTCTATTAGAAATCATATTCAGAGTCATAATGTTCATTGGGTTGTATTCAGTTTTCTTAAACTGCTTGCCCGATGCTGACTTAAATCTTTTGGCGTAAATATCAAGGTGCCGGCGTCTCAGTTGTCGTCCCGACTGTGTTCGTCGTTGGGTGAGTGGCCCCGAGAACATTCTTGTTAAAGCTTTAAATAAATCATTTTGATTGTTATTGGGGTTTCTATCGTTGCGGGCCATTTTCTATCCTTTGTATATCCAGAAGAATTCTTTTGTCTTCTTTATTTCCTCCTCGTGCTTTTCGTAGAACGTTTCATTGTAAAACTTTTGACCTTTGATTTGAGTATTCATCGTTGTTGTCGACTTCATCAATCCACCTAGCATCGCCTTCTTGTAAGCCATGTCTCTTTCGTTTTCCGAGAGGGCTGTGTCGCGAACCCAGCATGCTATAGCTAGGGACATAACCAAATCGTCATTGTAAGATCGCATTGCTTGTGGCTTGCCGTTGTGCCAAATAAAAGTTTTTAGTTCATGAAAAACACGGTTAGAGTGTATATTAATTAGTTTGTTTCTAACGTACTCCTCCAATTTGGCTACAATTAGCGGTCTTGTCTTTGTTGACGTTGTGAAGCCCAATACGGCTCTAGCGTCACCTTCGGCTAGATATGACTCTACATACTCGTGAGTTGACTTGATCGAGTAATAGATCTTGCTGTAGTTCATTTCTTTTAGCTTTTCTAAAACAGCGATACCAATGCCGTTGTTCTCCACAACCAAAAGGCACGACCCATATTCATTACCAGCAGAGTACAATATCCCGGCGTACATATCCAGATCTGGTTTGCCTTGATATTCAGCAACTACAGTCATCGTATCAATTCTTAGTACATGGAAGCAACTAAAATCTGCGCCGTCGCCTCGTGCAACATCAGCTACAAGAAGATAAGGAACTCCTTCTTCATACTTCTCCCAAATCCAATAGTTTCTATCATATCCTGTTCTGTATAGAGGATCTGTTACACACTCATGTAACCTTTGTAAGTCAGCGGGATTTATCACAGTCTCACCAGACGCATTAAAGGAACACTCCAACTCCTGTGCGATCTGTCGTTTGGACATGTTTCTAGTTTCTTTTTCGTACCATTCTTGGTCTCGGTCTGGGTGGACATCCCAGTTTAGTTTTGTTGGAAAGAAATCGTTCATCGAGTTCTCAGATTCGGTGTAGGTTTTGTGGAACCAATTTCCAACGCCGTTAGGGGTGCTGAGAGCGATACAGCGCCCTCCTGTAGACAAAGTAGGGTAAAGACCCGTCCAAAGCTCATCAAGGCCGTCAACGAACGCTGCCTCGTCTATAATGAGCAATGATAAAGCTTCCGAACGACCAGCATCTCCTGATGTGGTTCCGGCTTTTACTTGAGATCCATTTGTAAGTTCGAATGACTGTTTGTTGTCAACAGCAATCTTCGCAATTAACATCCACTGTGGGAGGTTGCGGAAGATCATCTTGACTTTCTTTACAAGGTTTGTCGCTGTGGATAGTTTTGTTGCGATAACGAGAACATTCTTCTCTCGGTGAAACAACATGAACCAAGCAACATAAGCAGCCGAGATAGTTGAGATCCCGAGCTGCCTTGCTTTTAAAATTACATTGAAACGATAGTCGTTAAAGTTCTTGAGCATATCCTTTTGATAGTCATACGTCTTGAACGGAATTTGACCATGCATCGGGTGAGAGATCTTACAATAGTTATCAATGAAATATTGGGGATCTTTACCGCACTTTACAAGTTCTTTAACAATTTCATTTTTGGTGAGTTTCATTTACTCCCCTATTTCTTTTGATTGTCTGATGCCTTAATGTATTCGTTTTGAGGACGCTTAGCTTTTGCGGCTTCCAAAAACTTCTTTGTAATGTCGCGAGTTGTATCCTCAGAAGGAGCAACGATCTGATCCATTTTCAATCCACCAATTTTATAATGCTGGTATGCTTGTACAAATGTGCGTACACGAGAGGTTGTTTGTATGATAATTTGTGGATCACCTTTAGCGGTCAGAGATACAGACTTGCCTGTTACTGTTTTATACTCTTTTTGTAAAAACTTTTTTACTTCGTTGATAGTACGTACAATATCATTTTCAAAACCATTATCTTTAAGATCTCTCATCATAACGTCTGATTGGTAATTGATGATCATGGAGTCGCCGTAAAACTTTACTTTAAAACCGTCGATACAACGCTTATCGAGAAGAGGTATTCCTTCTTCTCGCTTAAGACCTATACTGCGGATCTGTCCATCCAGGGAATAGTTCTCCATGTGTTGTCCGCCGTCATATGATCCGTTAGCAGCAGCTTGTGCGAGTCCTTCAATAATTTCTAATGTTTCTTTGCTCATTTGCTATCTCCTTGATTAGATATCTTCCGTAGAAGTTTGATATTGTATTCCTTTCGGTTCCAAAGCATTTCGCATCTCTTTCGCAATAGATTCGTTGTCGTAAATTATTTCATGAACAGCTATAGTGCCATCGTTACTGATTTGAGCGTATGGTTTATCACCAGAATAAATTACAGTTATTTCAGGGATGTTTGGATGCGGTGCGCTTCTAAATTGTGAGTTTGGAAATTGTTTAGACAACAAGGGTTTAACTAGAGCAATCGTTGCATCCTTACTTCCTTCATTCAACACAGCCTGCAGTTCTTCTTTGATGATTCGCTTTAATGTTTGTTTTGTAAGTTTCATTGTACTCTCCTAGAATGACTCTGATTCTTCAGGCAGCTGAGATATGATTTCTTGAATATATCCTATCGACGCCTCTGTTGGGAATACATAAAAATCGTATGTGTCCGCTTTTGCGTTGGCTGGAGCTCTTCTATAATCGTTCATAGCATCTTCATACTCTTCTTGAAGTTCTGCTAATTTCATCTCCAGTTGTTCGCGACCAAAAGCCATAAGTCTTTCGTCACCCATTTGTCTTAACTCGTCATAATCAGCATATGATAACTCTTCATCGATGCCGCCGTGAGCTTCATTCATGACGGCTCCAAGTTCTTCTTTGATAATTTGCTTTAACGCTTCTTTTGTAAGTTTCATTTGTTTGACCCCTATTTTAATCAACGTCTTTTTTTGCTTTGTCTATATCGGAATATTTCTTGGTTTACTTGGAAGTTTATAGATCCGGTTAATAATCCTTGCTTAAACGATTCTTGTTTTTCCGGATCTTCTTTCATGTTTAGCTCATGACTCCAAGCGTTCATTGCGTTTTCTGCTTGACGCTCCATCGCTTCTTGGTCTCCGGATTCTTTTGCTTTTTGAAAGCTGATAATCGCAATAATTGGAGCAATGCGTCCTGTGAGTTTACCTCTTAGGAAACCAGTCGACACTTCGAGATTGTATTCAAGAAATTCTGCGATATATGGCTCGCCGTAACCACCTTCTTCCATTTCGGGCTGATACTTCATCATACCACGCATCGGTGTCGCTTGTACAAAGCCGGTTGACTGTTCGGACATGATTGCGTTAAGTTCTTCTTTGATGATTTGTTTTAATGTTTCTTTTGTAAGTTTCATGGTTTTGGTCTCCATCCATTTTTCCATCTTGCTTCTCGACCTTCTACCCATTGTATGTAGCAATTAAAGCAACACTCAAATTTAGTCATATATAAATCATCACGCGATTTAAATGAGTAAGTGTTACAAACTGGGCATGAACGCTTCGATTCTCTATTAAGTAGTTCTTTTGAGATTAAAACACCATCTAGGTCTTCTTTCTCACTTTCGGATTTATCGTTACGATAATTCGACTTGAGTTCTTCAAGATATTGTTTTTCTTTCTCGTCATCCCATTGTGACTTGGGATTAACAATTGTTTCTTTTCCATATTTATCGGCAATCGCCTTTTCAACCTTAACGGCGTAATTTGGATCTTTCTTCATTGAACACTCACTTCTATTTGATTAGCAGCATAGTAAGTCAAGAGTGATGCCGATGTTCCAAGAACAAATCCTCCGAAGAATACCCATGTCTGTCTTTTGGTATTTGAGTTTCGTCTAAGAACCTCAATCTCTTCGTTTTTGATATCGATCATAGCATCATACTTTGCTTGCAAAGCTTGCTTTTCAATATCTAAATAGTCAATTTGATGCTGTTTTTCCGCAAGTTGGAGAGAAAAGTCCAAAGCTGAGTTGATCGTACACTGCTCTTCAGCGTACTCTTTCATAGTAATTATCGATACAACAGCCTCTTCGTTGAATAATCTACCAGCAAAAGGAGCCACCTCTCCTTTGTCTAAAGGAGTCATAAGCGGCTCAGCAAGTGATAGTGCGGTGAGAAGCCAAATCATTTTAGCCTCGCGATGTTAAACTCTTCCATTAAAATCTTATCGATCTCATCAGGGTTTTCTTTTGCTACCTCAATCAACTCAAGTTTCCTTTCGATTGTTTGTTTTTCTAGATCACTTTGAGCGGTAGCTCTTTGTTTTATTAAGGCTAATTTTGATTCTGAATATTTTTTTCTAGCAAGTGCTTTACTTAGCCTTTCTTGTCCTGCTATCTTTTTGATAACTTCAATCTCTTTTTCTTTTGCCTCAGCTGATGCTTCAGCAATTTGAACTTGCTTCTCTTTGCTTTTGCGTCCGAGAATAAAAACCGTCAGAACTACAAAGCCAGAGGCGATGAGTTCCCACTTATCTTTAATCCATTCCCACATCATCCGTTCCTCCAAGCTTTGGCGAAATCAATAGCAGTTTGGCCACCAATGTATGTTACAGCGATCATGCCCCATGTATCTGAACTAAGGTCAGAAAAATACATCAAAGCAGTTGCTACTGCGAACACCAAAAGCTTTCGAGAGATAAGCTTCTCTTGAACAGCATCGAGCATTCCTTTGTCTTCGTTTTCCATAATAAATCCTCCAAAAGAATGCTCTAAATAGTTCAACTATCTACAATTTAACATTTGCATATCCATCAACTTTGTCGATCTCGATGGTAGTATCTACAATATCCTTCAGAGAGTCGAGGTGAGTGATGAGTAACACAGTTTTAAATTGTGCCTTAATCATTTGCAATAGTCTCGTGAACCCTTCCATGTGCTCTGCATCAAGTGCTGTTGCTGGTTCATCGAGAATAAACCACGATGGCTTAGGCAACGATGATACAGATATCAAGGCAAGGCGAATCGCCATCGATGCAATTGTTTTCTCTGCACCAGATCCCATAGATAAAGGTCGTGGATCGTACTTGGGGTGTTGAAGGTAGGCTTCAAGTTTATCTCCGTCATTATCAAAGAATACTTCGAAGTCAACAATAGAAGATAGAATCTTTTGAATCTCCGCATTGATAACAGGCATCATAGACTTGATAACCTCGTAAGAAATACCATTAGCATGTGTGGCTTGTACAAACAAGTCGTATGCGATGTAGTCTCTTTCTGCGTCTTTAATTTGTTGTATACGCTCTTCGGCTTCTTCAATCGTTCTCTTGGAAGATCCTTTCTCCGACATGAACTCAAGAACCTTTGCTTCGCACTTCTTGATCTCCACTTCTTTGAGAGATACAGTCTTATTAATTGCTTGAAGATCTCGACGCAATGAAGTAAGATTCTCATATGCTTCAATGTTATCGTTGTAGTATGCGATGTCTGCTTCATAATCTTGGATGCGTCGTTCCATCAGGGATACTTTGCCTTCACAATTCTCCCACTGCAAAGACATGTTACGAACTTCAGATTGCTCTTTAGCTAGAGCGTCTCGCTGAACTTCGTAGTCTCGCACAACTGCTTCAGAGTAAACTTCATTAATCAACGATGCTTTCATTTTAAGATCAAGCGCTTGAGCGTTGAGGACTTCGATTTGTTCGTTTACCTCAACGATTGTAACCTTTGCCTCTTCGGCTTTCTTTACAAACTCGTTGTCGCAACAGAACCTACAGTTCGGATCGTATTCATGGTCATGAAGCATGTCGATCTTGGATTGAAGTCTAGATTTTTCTCGCTTTGCTTTATCAGCGGACTTTTGAGTTTCTTTCAACTTTGATTTGATAATCTCTAAAGCATCAAGTTCTTCACGAGCAGTTGTTGACTCTTCAAGCAAAGATGGTAATCTAGTCGTCAAATCTTCAATTGTAGAACGTTTAGTAGCGATCTCGGTAGATAGTCTATCCATCTCTTTAGAATTGCTTGAGAGCGATTTACGAGCCTTTGAAAGCAATGATTTAACATCATCTACATCAATCTCTTTTTGTGATGCTGCTTCTACTTGGTCTTGTATAAGACGTTGCTCGTCTTTAAGTTCGGACAGTCTTGCAGTATGTTTTTCGCATAATGTTTGTTGCTCTGTGATGTCCTCGACAATCTCTTCAAACTCAGCCTTGGCTCTCGCAAGTTTCTTTTCCCAATCAACAGAATTAAGGTGCTTGATAACTCCTCGCATCTCTGACGAATCAGACTTCGCAAGTTTGTGCATTTGATCAAAGATCTGCAGATCGAGGAACTTCGCAAGAATCTCCTTGCGTTTTGTAGATCCTTCGTTGACAAAGCCAAAAGAATCGTTTTGAGCAGCAAGCGAAGTCATCATGAAGTCTTCGAGAGACCCAAAGGTCTTACGAATGTTCTCGTCAGTCTTGTTACGAGTGTCCCCGTTCTTGGACTCCGCTTGAGTTCCGAAGTTGTACTTTGTGAAGTCTAGGTCAGTTTTCGCTGACTGGACTTCTCTGCCTTTAGACTTTGTGGTTGTTTTCTCGAGGCTTCTAGCAATTTTATAAACATCATCGCCGACAGCGATCTCGAGGCGACAAGAAGCTCTTTCTTTGTTTTGATTGATGATATGGACATTCTTCCTTTCTCCTTTGGATGTCGTGTTGAAAAGACCAAACAATGCAGCGTCGATGATTGAAGACTTACCAGAGTAATTCTTACCAAAGATGCCGACAAGGCCATTGATCTTTGTGAAATCAATAGAGTTGCCCTTTCCGTAGTTAAATAGATTGTTCCAACTCATTTTACGTATATCCCACAAAACGTTGCGAGAAACTTCATTTCCGTTAGATACTTTCTTAAGATAATCTCGAGATAGTTCTAGAACTCTGTCTTTGATTTCTTGTTCGATCTCTTTGTTTTTTAAGAACTCAAGCAAGAATTTTTCTTGATTCTTTTCGTCTCGCATGTTGATGGACTTACCATTAACCCCACCAGAGCCGCTGAGAGAGCTGTGGGCAGCTTTGTTCACAAAACTAACAGTGTAGGGGCTCCACTTAACTTGGGCATAGTCACATGCTCGTTTTAGCTTTGCAACGGGCAAGTTGTAGTTAGACACAAGTCTAAGGCGAGAACCTCTAGGTACATCGCGCTTGGGTAGTGTTCCGTCTTTATTCAAGTTTACTGTAATAAATGGCCGTGGAGATCTAAATAATCTTTTCTCAACATTATGCTTGTCTTTTGTGTGAATGTTCCAAATGAGATAACCTTTAAGTTCGCTTTCTCCAAAGTTCTGCTGAACCGTAGATCCAGCGTACCACACTCTTTGTGCTTTGTCTAGGTACTGCGTTCTGTGAATATCGCCAAGCATAGCGTAGTCAAAGTCACCAAAGATAGATGCATCGTCCTCTCCATGATCAAGAGAGAAGTCAGAACCTACAAGAGATCCTTGAATCGCACCGTGATATAGGGCGATATTGATAGCAGTATTGTCCGATGGCTTTTGCCAGTTGCTTCTGTCGAACACAGACAATACGTTAAAGGTCAAGCCTGGTTCGGGCGAGTACTCTCCAGAGTTCTTTAATAAAGTAAAGTTAGGATGCTGTAGCGCATCAACGACAGGTGTGACTGCATCTTGACGATCGCCGTTCTTAAGGTTACCGTCGTGGTTACCCAGGATCATAATTGTTGGTGCTATATCTGCAAGAGATTTCAAGAAGTTTGAAGCCATCTCAAAATATTCTGGAGATAGTTGTGTCTTTGTGTGTGCAAGATCGCCAGTGTGTACAATATAATCTGGTTGCTCTTGTTTTAGACTGTCGTATATCTCATTAAACACATGGCGATATTCGTCATGGTATTTAAGGTTTCTAATGTGTGTATCTGATATATGTGCAATTCTTTTCATTTGTCCTCCATGATTTTCTTGCGTACTTCTAATGTAACAGGTTTGTCTTTATGTGTCAAGTAATATTTCTCCTCTGGTTCAAAAAATAGTGGTCCGCCCTCCATATGCGTTAGGGAAAGAGTGTTATATTCAAACCACGTTATAGCAGTTCCGTACTCCCAATGGTGATACTTTCTCATGGCGTCCATAAGTTTTTCTGTATCATATACAAGTCTGCCTCTATCAAAAGCTACAATTGCTTCATTGTAGCCCTCTTGTGGTTCTATAATAATAAAATCATATCCAGCTTTTACACCTTCATCAATAAATTTGTTCATTTCATCCTCCAATGTATAATATAATATAACATGTTAGTGGATGCTTGTCAAGTCAATTTAGTAAAATAACCATTTCCGATGATACAACAATATCAACTTCTCCGAACATAACGGAGTACCATGTGATTCCTTTACCAAGTTCCTCTCCGACTAACTCATCAAACGAAATTATGCTTAGAACAATACCAACATTTGGTATCGATTCGCTCATAAAATCTTCAAGAAAAATAACTAGGGAGCCAACTTCGATCTCGTTCACATGATACCCTCCACTAGTAACTAGTGTCGGTTCTAACGGAAGTTACTCGATATGTCCTGTTCCGACAACGGACCATTCTAATTGTACGTCAACATAGCCATTCAAGCCTTCATACGGAACTCTTTGTTGAGAAAATCTCGTCATGTGAATCGCAGTCAGCGACCAGGTTGGGTACGACTGAAAGTACGATCCATCAAACATAAAGTATCCACTATCAGTGGTTGAGCAAGATACTGCACCAAGCAGTTGACTACCGTCTGGTGAATATGTTGCGATCGTTATGTTGAATAGGTCAGGCCCTCCTGCAGGTCCCCACTGAAACTGTGTTCCAAACTTGGACACAACTGCTGCAAACGCATAGGAAATGTCTACGTATCGCATCTCGTAAGGCTCAACAAAGTCAAATCCATGAATTGAACGAAACTGAAATGATGATCCATCTTGCATTTGGACACGCATGTTGGTGTCTCGATCGTATTGATATTCTTGTATAAATCCTGTATAGATGTTTCCGCCGTTGTTAAAAGCAGAGAACGAGTTTGGATTACCAATGATGCTTAGTGATTGACCAACGCTTTTTGTAAGAACGTCGATCTGCAGAGGGTTTGTGTTTGTTGTGCATTGTCCTGCGGGTGGAAACCATGTTGGGTGAGTCTCGTTTATTTTCTCATGAAACTTTGCATCAAACTGAATTGTGATCTCTTGGCTCACTCCCATACATGCTTGGCAAGCAACTTGTTCAAGATTGAAGTTTACAAGGCCAACAGTACCATTCATGGGTTCGCTAGATGGTTCTGTACTTGGTTCAATAGCAGGTTCCGCCGATGGCTCTTCAACTGGCTCTGGGTCTGCTGTGTCGATGATTTCATAGCCAGTGTCTTCGACTTGGATCTTCTCGACTGTTCTGATCCCGATGTCTCCACCGCAAGCAAGCAATAAAAGTGATAACAACATGGTTTCTCCTAGTGTGACTTTATTATTATGTATGTACCAAGTGGACAGCAAGTAAAATCTAGATCATAATATTGTGCAGTTGAAGAAACAATGCCCCTCATTGAACTTGAATGGCCTGTTATGATCTTGAGCATTTTGCCCCAATGGTCATTAATAAATAGTTCAAGTTTGCGTTTAGCGTCCTCATGACGCAATCCATGCAAATCTAGCGTTAACATTGTAACCTCTAAAATAAAAAACCTCGCCGAAGCGAGGAAGTGGTGGAGATGACAAGAATCGAACTTGCGACCTACTGCGTGCAAGGCAGTTGCTCTCCCTACTGAGCTACATCCCCATTCACTTTAAATAGTGTGCGTCAATACATTTGGAATATTTTGTTTCTGTACACGCAGTATTTCTTTGTATCGATTTATAACCTTGAAATAAGAGCCTGAATCGCAGTTAAGCAGCCAAGAATGGAGCTGAGCGAACGTTTGGGTTTGGCTATGTCTTACCATTCCGTAGTGCTCGGAAAGCAGTTGTAGGGCATCCTCGGGACTCGTTATTTCCCACTCTGACGTCTTTTTCTTTTTTATGCCTGAAAAGTGGTTAAAAGTGTATCCGATCTCTGAAAATAGTGCGACGAGGAATTGCGTCCTGTGTAGCCCTTTTAGACCATATTCACCATGCGAATAGTATGACCAAGTCAGCCAATCGATGTTTCCGACCATCCAATCTATTTGTACATAATCGTCTGTTGGTCCTTCATTATCATGTTGCGGGAAACATGTGAAGATATTTCCGGCTGTTACGTCGCCACCCAATTGTATTCCATTCTCCGCAAGTTTTGCGGAGATTAGTTTTAACAATCCACGCATCTTACTCATGTGTTCTGTTGCAGTTCTGGATCGTGTATGTATCTTTCTGTACTCTGTATTCCAATCGTCATATTCTATGCCCCACTTTTGCAATTCAGGTGCTGTGAAAGATCGAATAATATGCGTCCAGTCAATAGCTAGATCTAAATCTCCAGATACTTCTTTCTTTCCTGCAGATCCTACGGGCTGAAAGAACGAAAGAGAGTGAGCCTTCATTGGGAATATCTCTCCTAGTGCACGCTTATACGCTTCTATTGTTGGTGCAACTCTGTCTTTTGTGATTGACGTTGCTTTGTCTTTAAAAATATTTCCACCCATATATCCTCCAGTGTTATTTATAATATAACACGTTGCTGTTGTTTTGTCAAATATTTTCTAGAAGTTTTTCGAAAAAATACATTTCATTCTTGATTGGATTCGAGACTTGCAGTCTTTCCTTGAACTCTTCTACTCCCATCTCTGATACATCTGCGTCATCGATTGGGACCTTGAACACTTCGAGATCATACTTGAGCATGGACTTGATAATCCACTCTGCTTTCTTCTCAGCATCTCCATCGAGAGCCATGTAGACCGGTGTGTCGTGCATAGCAATGGCTTGGAACAAACGAGAGCGTTCTCGCAATGTTGAGCCAAGGATAGGGATTGCGTTGCCTCCTGCTGCGATAGCATCAAAGACACCTTCAACAAGCACAACAGGTTCATCCCAATCAATCATTAGTTCGTTAAAAACGATATCACGGTTTGCTGGAGGGTTGAGGTACCTACGCTGATGCCCAACAAAACTGCGAGCAATGAAGTAATTGCAATCTCCTTCCACGTCAAACGACGGTATAATAATTCTTCCGGCATAGCGTCCCTCCTTGCAATAGCCAATTTTCCATTTAAGAATCTCTCGGCGACCAATGCCTCGAGATGATAGATAGCGAAATGCGTCCGTTGTGTCCATCGGCAAATCTTTGTTGCATAGCGAGATGAACTCTTCGGGCAAATCTATTTGTTGTTTCTCTTCTTCGTTGTTAAGTTCTTTAAAGAGATCCTCGAACTCGTTAAGGTCAAGTCTGCCTTGTAGTTCAAGATACTTTTGTCGTTGTTGGTAGTTGCCGAACTTTCTTACAATTCGGTAAATGTTCTTTCCTCTTGCGTCGCAAACCCAGCACTTCCAAAAGCCGTTTGTGAAATTCACCGACATCTTCTTTTTGTGATGTCCACAAAAAGGACAATGATACAAATGCTCATCGCCCTTTTGATAATAAGACCCAAGAACTTGGGTTACAATTTTTCTTTTGTCCTCAATCATAATGTCCTCCTGTTTATAAGATAACACATCACAGAAGGTTTGTCAAGTAAAAAGTTTAGATTATCTTCTTGGTTGAATTCTTTGCTCAGCCTCTTCGGGGGACATTCCTTTCTCGATGGCCATTTCTCTGAGACGTATGAAGTCGTCTGTTCGAATGCCTGCCGGAGACATCATGAGGACATCCAACATAACTTTGAGGGTTTTGTCTGGATCTTCTGGTCTTGGTGGGTAGTCGGGGTGGTGACCTTTCCTTCTTAAGTGAAGAGGAGGCAACTCGTTAGGATCTCTTGGATTTATTTCGTTAGGCCCTCTGAATCTGCGATCTCCTTCTTGCATGGCTGCGTCAAGTTCTTCTTTGATGATTCTTGCCAACGTACTTTTAGATAGTTTCATTTGCTCGTCTCCAGTGTATTAGTGATTATGCCTTAAATAGTTCGTAAATGTCTTCTTCGCTAACATGATCAGGTAAAAACCTCTTGATTGTATCTCCATTTCGCAAAGCTTGTCTGAACTGGGTTGCTGAGATGTCGTCGCTCATTTTAAACACAGGCGCAATAATATAGTTATCATTCCCATAAAAGTAATCACCAAACGATACTTGGTATCCCGCATCTTTCTCAGAACAAGCGAGGCCGAATCTGTATTCGTTGTTCTCATCACCCCAATCAAAACAATCGGCGAGTGGGTTGGTGAAGTTTTTCTTCTTGCCTTCGCGTATCGTTGCTCGTTTGTAATCCATCTTTGGATGAAAGAGTAGGCCATAGATCTCAAGAATCTTTTCAGTGTGCTCCAAAGTCACGCCATCACGCTCTTTATCTCCGCAAAACATAATCACTCGCTCAACGTCAGGGTTGTCTAGATAAAACTTAATATAGTCATAGTGACCTTTATGAGGCGGCTTAAATCCGCCGGGTACCAAAACTGTGTATTGCATATTTCCTCCGTGTTGTATATAATGTAACACGTTATGATATGTTTGTCAAGCAAAAAGTGTTAAATTTCCCAAATTAATTGATCTCGAATTTGATCCAATACAGTTACTTCTTTTGTAAACCTTTTTGAAAGAGCATTGTCTTTCCACTTTCCACCGTAGTCTTCAGCGCGCTCTCTAGACATCATCTGCACACAGTTGTCTGAATCTTCAGGAGTTAACTCATTGTATTCATTGTCTAGTTGGTATGCTTTGACGTCAGGTCTCGTGTTAAGATAGTTCCACCAGACATCTTGGGCGTCATAAGAAACTTGTGTTCTGTCGGATGCAAGACCATTCGCTCTCATTGTGGCGATCTCCATTGCAATGTCGTACAGCATGGGTCCCCAACCGTGTGCTACTTCTGTAACAGAAATTATAGCCGCATCATCGCAATTAAAAGTTCCATACTCTCGACTTTTTAAACGGAACGAAACATCTCCATAGATTGGATTGTCTTCTCCAGATTCGCCAACAGGAGGAAGGTAGTTACCATCTTTATCCGTAAACATAACGGTAATCAATTCTTTATCAGGTCCTTGATGAAGTACTCTGACGAATACGTCTTCCGGAAGATCTTGTGGTCCTTTCGCAACTTCTTGAAGAAGACTGGAGTTCATTTCTTCAAGGATCATTCGTTTTAGTATTGCCTCAGTAAGTCTCATTTTAATCTGATTTCCGGAGATACGTCTTCTTTGGATAAGTCAATTACACTCGCCGCAACTTCCTCAAAAATACCCAACTCTTTTGCTTTGTTGATCAATTCCATTTGAGCAGATGCGTGTGACGGTCCTTGCTTAATACATGCTACGATTCCTTTGCTAATTAAGTTAGCTAAACCTCCAAGAGCTTGCGCAGAGTTTCTTGTAGGGTCCTCTCCGGAGAAGCCGTCTTCGTAAAATTCAATTGCATTGAACGCTGCGTTAACATGATCATCTCTATCTTTAGATTCATTCAGGATGGTTGAGATCATCTTCTTTAGTTTGGTTTGAGAAAGTTTCATGCGAATAGTTCCTTATATTTTTCTGGTGTCTTGGGGTCGTCGAGATCCAAAACCTTTGCTTTTAGTGGCCTATTGTGATCGACCGCTTTTTGCAAGCGATGGTTTCCGTCTAATACTTGTGTGTATTTACCGCCCAGCTTTGTGATAATAATTGGAAAACTCAGGTTAGCCGCATCAACCCTTTCTTGACTTGTAATTCCTGGGCCGACAGGTAGGCGATCTTTACCACGGCTTTTTAAGACTTGATCTTTAACTTTTGTAGAGTCTATATTTATGGTTTCATCCCCAAGATAATCGCTTATCTCTCCAATGGTGACTTTTTCGCCACCTTCCAGTGTCCATGAAGTATCTTCCCAACCTTCACTAAGGATTTCCAATATCATCTGCTTTAATTTTGATTCTGTAAGTTTCATGCTAGGTCTCCAGTAACCCAATAATTAGTCCCTCAAATCAAAATGGGAAAGAGCCACTACAATCGCATCGGCTTCATCGTCGAGTCCAGGCTTTGGGTTTCCGTGTCTCGTATGTTCCATGATAAAGTTGTCAAACTTGTCGTCAACCCACGCGAGGACAACAACTTTTGCTTTTGTTCCTCTTGGTACTTTAATTCCGCATCTAGAACGCGCTGTAGTGGCTCCTACTAGCGTTGGAGGTTCACCAAGTAGTTGGTGTGCTATAAGAGAAACCATGCCGTTAAAACGCTGTAGGGAGCTCATGGTTTTTGCCGTTGTTTTACCACCGGAGAACATTGAGAATGGCTCTTCTATTCTGATCTCGGTGATCTTGTGAATGGTTGTGATCGGCACAAGAACATTATCTTTGAGAGCTGTTGCTCTTTCTTCCAATGGTGTCTTTGCTTTTGTTTTGTAAAATCCTGAATCAATAAGCTCTTGGTTGTCGTTAATAATAGCCCAACCAACTCTACTAGTTGAAACATCTAATCCTAATATCATATAAACTCCTTTTTTATATTATAACATATATTTTAGGGTTTCACAAATCTAATTTCATTTTAAATAAATATTCGTTGACTTCTGTTTTTCTTATTGGTGTCGCCAGCTTGCATACTCCAACGAGTCTCTTGTTCTTATCGTAGATGCAGATCTTTGATATGTACGTTTCTTTTTGAAATGGAGGATCTTCATCAGTTTGTGCTGCTGGTACAACGTTCTTTATTTCTCTATTTGATTCAATGAATTGATATGTGTTTGTGGTGGTGACTGGTTCAGTGCCTGTGTATTTAAGATAAGTCGGATTGTTGGAGTGATTGAGTTCTCCATATGGAGCTTTCGCAAGTACAGTCATGTTTTGTACCTGAGACACTGATTCGAATTCTAATGCAAACGAAGCAGAGAGAGTTGTTAAGGCTATTGAACCTGTGTTTACATCATTCATACCGTAGCCATATCGAATCCATGATGAAGTGGTGGATGTTTCATAATCTATCGACGCTGAATTGATCTCGGCTGAAGAGGTAAGCAATATGATTCCCTCGTTATACATTACGGTTCCAACTACAGATCCAGTGGTTGGCCCTTGAGTTTGAACTAGTTCGCCGTTTTTACGAAGATCTGTTGCTGTAGCAGCCAATGTTCCCGAGATGTAATACTTCAAACATAGAGTGCCTTTTTTCAAACACTTGCCGTAGAAGATTGATGGAATATTAATCATGTTGACTGGTGTTGTCGCAACATCTTCGTAATGAGTAGCGAAGTCAAAGTTTTGAGAGTAGAACATGTAGTGGTTGCATGCAGACTTTAAGGCTCGAAGCTTTCTGTAATTCGTTTCTGCTGATGACGTTATCAACATTCTTGTTACAGAAGAGGACATGTTATACGATCCAGTAATCACATCTCCGCCATAGCCAAACTGAGTGTTGAATTCTGTATCGGTCATTGTCTTGAACTTTTGCTTTTGACCACCTTTTGTAATGAACGGATGGATAGGTGTGTCAGCTGGGTTACGATTCACATTGTATTCGTACAAAGATATGAACCCTTCGGGTACACCAAGAATATTGTTCGAGTAAGCTCCGGATACCGCTTGTTGATCGTTGATGTAGACCGAACCACTTTGAACATAGAACTTGTAGCTCGGATTTGCTTCTATGGTGTTAACAAAGACATCATTGTCTTTTAGTTCGTAATAAGACATAGAAGCCCTCCGATTAGTAGTCCAATCGTGCGCGGATTGTGAATTCGTTACTTGCTGATTTCTTCAGTGGTTCAGATAGTTTAGCAGTTGCCAACAACTCGTTGTTGTCGTTGTATAGACCGATTGTTGTGATATATGCTAGAGGCTCATCAGATGCTTGAGTTTTAATTTGTATTCTCGAGTTACTCAAGTAAGTTGGGTTTGAAGAATAATTGAACTCATTGTGATTGATGCGACAGAAGTATACGGTTGAGTTCAGTTCGGTTGTGTTGTTAAACTCAATATTGGCGATGCGGTGACGCAATGAGTCTGCAATAACATCGATGTTGGAATTGGTCAAGACATCATCAATGGCCAAGTTGGAACCAGTGTTGTAGTAAAAGTTCCCACCGCCGCCATCTAATGGAGTAGTTAACTGACTTCCAAAAACAGATCCAGTTAAAACAACAATACCAGCTTGATAAAAAATCAAACCAGCATACCAATAGGGTACACCATCAATCGATGCAGTGTGAGTCGAGGCTGTGTCTAAAAGCGAACCTGACTGGGCTGCATAAAGAATTCCATAGTCTCCTGCAGGAGAGTTGACTTTATATTGAGTAGATGCACTATGGTCTGTAATTGTAATTATATCAGTTGCACCGAATGGTTGAGCTGATGATGTAATGTGTCTTACATCCAATTGCATAGAGAAAGTTTCTTTCTTGATCTCATCCTTCACAAGCAATCGAGAAAAAGGTATGATGAAGCATTCTTCCAGTTTATTATTGGTACCAGCTCCAACAATGTCTCCGTCTTCATCAAACTTTCGAATTGATCCAGTCGCATCATATCCCATTAGAATTTGAGCCATTTGATTATAGATGTTGCGCTTCTTAGACGCTTGCTCTATCGATGTTGTATATATAGAACTATCCGGATGTATTCCTGCTGTGATATCGAATATATGATTCGCAGAAGAACTAAGATATGGATAGTCGTATACAGATTGGAACATTCCATGAGAATATGTCTTGATGTTGTTTGTTCCGTATGTTCCACTAACAATCGCTCCTGTAAGAGGAATTGCTTCATGAAGAAGTGTTCTAGTGTTTACTGTGTCGTTTTCGTTTAGTGGTTTGAATGTCATTTGTTTCCCCTTATTATTGTCTCAAGAATCTTACTGGGATGTCGATCATAACACCAGTTTTTACACCGACAACTCGAATGTTCGAGTCGATGAATTTTACATCAGTATCCGGGTTACCATCTTGCATATCTATGCTGACCTGTCCACCCAGTTGTTCGAACAAGAAAGAGCTTGTATTTAAGTCCATTGAAGATTGAAGTCTAAATTCAAGACTAGTTCCTCGAGGTCCCTGAATGACTTGTGAAGCGCTGACTGTATCATCAGTAATTTCGGTCACAAAAGTATCTCCAAGATCTACAGTGTAGTATGCAATGTTATCATCATCCAAATAGTCAAATGTAGCGAGAGTTCCTTGAGTATCAACCAACTTACAAAGACGATTATCCATTTGAATCGTGTAACTTGTTTCTTTTAGCTCATCGTCTAGTCGTCGCTTCGGAGAGATTTCTGTTGTGTCGAGTCCTTGATCAACTTTGATGACGGTACCTATTAATGATTCCCCAAACAAGAATCCTTGTTTGATTGATCCGTCGGTATTTCTACCAATACCTGTTGTTGAGCTTGAGCCATTATTGTCTTCAGTTTCACCATTGACTGGTATAGCAAAAGTTCCTGATACACCTGTCTCAATTGCTAGCTTGTTAATGCTGACGCCTTCATTCAAGCGTAATACAGGCAAGAACAAAAGCTCCATGTTTGTGTAAGTTTGAAGACGAGTCTTCATTGTTGAACTGTTGTTTGTGAAAGCTTCCAAGATTGGTGTTTGAAGAATCTCCAAATCATAGTAAGCAGATCCACTTGCGTGATTCTTGTCATATAATGAATAATCAATTTCTTCATCGCTCAATGCGAATTTTGTGATTTGGAATGAACCATCACCTTTAGCCAATAACATTCGACCGTGGTCCGTCAATACTACATCAAGAATGATGTCTCCACTATTATCCAAAAATCCCATTAAATTTTCTCCTACGATTCTAGAACCTAAATAGCTTATTTATTAGAATTCTTCCTCTGTTTTGTTTTTTGTTAGATCAACGTTCAAAATAATGTCTATCATTTTTCCCGAAGTTTTCGATTTTATTCGAATTTTAAATTTACGACCCCAAACTGCTTTCTCTCTTATCCCAAGATTTAGGTTGTCCAATGTACCAATCAAACTTCTTTTTCCAAACAACACTGGTTGAGATTCGTTGAACAAGATGTGTTCGACAGCTGGTGTAATTCTAAGTAGTTTTCTAAAACCAAGAGCCGATTCCTTATCTCTTGGTTTCGGAAAGTGATATGTATCTGTTACTATTTTTGAATCATCAGCGTCAACTAGCAGTGTAGTTTCGTATACCATTGTTGGATTAGAAACCATCCCCTTTTGATTCACCGATCTGAACATGTAGTAATACTTCTTGTTGGGTACAACATGATTTCTAAAGATTGCATCCGTTGTCTCGAAAGGCATACTTACTTCTCCAATCTTAGCATCTCGAAAATCTGAGTATGATTTTGGTGGATTCTCAAGTCTAAAAATTTCATATAGACCTTGATCTCCGTACGTCTTAAATTTAAAGTTCCCATCTAGATCTCGACCATTTGGTAATCGTTGCATCGCTTCAAGTTGCAACCCATCTTCCCTAGTGACTGCTATGAATGGAGATCTCATCTCTGTTTTTGTTGGAGACAAATACATCGATATCATTTTGCCTGAGTCATTCTTTGTTTTGAAAGATACTTGCGGATATACGGGCGGCATTTGAACTACATTGATTTGTTTCGTAAGTACGTCAAGCGGAACAATAACTATATTAGGCCTGTTTGTGACTTCAATCTCAACATATTGATTGCTAGGGCTTCTAGACTCTGATACAATTCTATACGTGTATCTATTGCCTACGATCATATAGTGGCCAACAACCTTGTATGAGTATGACTTCCCATACTTCACTTGGGTATCAATGACTGGAGTAGACTCTCTCAAAGCAGGAGCATATAGAGTTTGGAATAAAGTACTGTCTAAAACATTACCGTCATGCTTCGCAACAGAATAGCAAAACAATTCTTTGTGTGCCTCAAAGTTTTTGTGAACCTCTTCATAAGTTCGAAATTTTGTCTTAGCGGCGTCTTTAAGAAAACCCTTCATCAAGTGCTTACGAAGATCTAAAGACATCTTAGAAGGCCGTACAGACTCCTTCAGAGTAAAAAAATTATCAATGTCTAATTCACGCTCTGTATTCAAAAAGGATGTTAGGTTATATAAGGGAACTGGTAATAATTCAGACACTTCTCTGTCTTGTTGCACGTCAAAAGACCCCATGTTCTTTTCGCCGAAAAGATAGTCTTGCAAAAGATCATCAAATATCCCAAGCTTGACTGCAAAATTCGATAGACCGTTGTCGATTCGTTGATTGATTCTTAGGTAGTTGTAGTATGGAAAGTCACTACTTCCCTGTTTGGCGCCTTGATTAATAACATAATTTTTCATTTGATCGCCTCGACCAAAATTTATGATATCAGTATTTCTTTTTGCGATGCTCAAGAAGTCTTGCTTTGATACTTTATCAGTAGGTGCATACAAATTGTATTCAGATATTCCAACTTGCAACTTATCATATTCTTCCGATATGTAATTAAAAACAGTTTCAAAAGAGTAAGAAGCTTGAGACTTTGCTGTTGAGTAGCTTTCTGTCTGGGTGGCTCCTAAATCCACCATTCTTGGTAGTTTAAAAAAGTGGTTGGACTTTTCACCAGAGCTAAAGTCTGAAGCTACCGATGAGAAGAAGTCTTCCTGAACTGCACCGGGCATAACCTTGATTCTTGCTACTTCGCGAAGAAACTCTTCGTCTTGCTTAATTTCACTGTCGAGGAATACAACCCTGTACTTAGGCTGTACGATTGGAGTTCCTATAAGGCTTGTCGACACACCAGTTGGGATGACCACTGTTCCACCGCCAGAAGAAAGTAGTCCAGTATCTTTTATATTTTCAGTAACGACTAATTTGGGCACTTACTCTTCCTCCGGTTGGTTGTATGTTTTGTTGCTGCGTTGTTTGAGGCTGCTGATTACCTTGTTGTCTTGATAAAATCATGTTTGATTTTCTATCTTGACTTTGCTTAACAAGGTTTGATGAAGCAAACACTATCTGTTCGGTCTCCGACATTCCTTGTTCCATTGATATTTCTGGATCTATAGCTGGATCAATGATTAGTTGAGTGCCTACATTTTCATCTGAGATTATAAATATAGAATTTTGTGCTAACAACTTAAGTTCTTTTGCCGGTTTAATTTCTAACTCAGGCATTTCAGCGTATCTAAGTCTGCACATAAGTCGTTCATTGTTTCTGAGGGCCGTAGAATCTACTACTCTCCATATTGGTTGCGATACATCAGGAGTACCGTTTGAATCTATTTCGAACCCAGATAGATATTCCACTTTTTGTGATGCATGAAATATCATTTCTGTTGATATTTTTGTCTCAGAATCTTTAAGGATATCTGACTCTGATTGTAGGATATTATTTTTCGCTGCTGTTGATCTAGAGTTGATCAACGCTTTAATTGGGATAGGCATCATTTTCAGTTTCTTTCTATCAAATTTTGGAGATGATTTAAATTTTTCAAATATATTGTTTTTTGATTGTAGATCATAAGATATTTTTTCGCGTTTAGTGCTGATACCTTGAGTTGCTATTAGTTTTGTTTTAACTTGTTGGGTTTCTTGTGCAACAACCGATTCATCTAATTTTGTCTCAACATTCACCATCTCAGAATTGCTTCCAAGGTATTTTGCTACCTCAAGATATTCTTCGACTTTTAAATTGTTAATCTTAAAAGGAATTCTTTTGAAGTTCAATTTTGTTCTTCCAATTCGTTTATTTTTAAATGCTCTTCTTCTTTTGAATTTTGGCCGCTTTGTTTTAATGTTTTTTTTGCGAGGGACAGCAGACGATGAGAATTTTGGATCGGACTGCTTTTCAGTTACGTGAGAGATGAAGTTTAGAGATATTCCATTTGAGTCCAAGTTTTGTAACGATGTTAGGTCTTTGTTTTCTGATTTAAACTTGAAGCTAAGCGGAGATAAAAAGCCCATTTTCGCGGAGCCAAGATCTTGGATCGCCATCATGTCTTCTGGGTCCAAGTCTGCTAGATCTTCAGATATTGATGATCTAGACGTATCAAAAAATCTGCTTGCTTCCATATTGGCTCTTTCTTCATAACCCGCTTTGGTAAAGGTAACCAACGATTTGTTTGATTGAACTCCTAAAAAGTCATATGAAGCAACAACGTTATCAAACTTTACTGTCTCTTTGAACACATGGTTCGCAATGATCATTCCTGGAGTTATAGCTTTGCTAGGTTTTTTTGCTCCGGTTAGTCTTTCTGTTTTTTTCTGGATATCAAAACGATTTCTAATTTTTATTAGCAAGTCTGAATAGTCTGATATGAAATTGAGTGCATCATTGTTGGTGTAGTTGTCTGATTTAAAACCCTTCTTTTTGTTTTCAATCATTTGGGTTTTTTCTTCATCATCGATGTTGTAGATAATTGATAGATTCTGATAGTAATTCTCAATTGCAGATTCAAAGATTGACGGCATTTCCGTTCCGCTCACTAACCTATTGCTATCTCTATCATATCGTTGAGGTCTGAATAAAAACTCTCGCTTTACTTTTAAGTCTGAAATATTTTTTTCCATTTGATCTAGAAGATTAATTAAGAACACCTCTGATGAATCAGAGAATGAAATAGCAACTTCATAACGAAACTCTCCTCGAGTCCGTTCGGTCATCTCTTCATCTGTGAATTGATATGATTTAATTAATTTATCTGGTGTTATGAATATTTGTGATATATTGCCTCTATCAACTAGGCGACCGTTACTCTCTACTGATGTAGCCACTGTTCTGTAAGAGCCTACTAGCTTTTGTCCAAACTTCCTTGTACCAAGTTTTGTATTAGCAACTTGAAGTCTAACTTGTTGCCTTCGTATTTCAAATGAATTTATTGATACACTTCCAGCAAATAACTCAAACAAGTCTTTCGATACGTTGAACATGTTGCGTCCATGTTTTGTTTTTGTAAGCAACAAAGTTCTCATATCAAGAGAAAACATACCGATCAAATCAGCTTCGTTCGTATATGATGTAGATAGCTCGGAAAACATCGGCTTATCTTTAAAATTCAACTCTGATCTTAGTGGTAATGCTCCAGATCGTTTATCAATTATCTT